AGACATAAACCAACTGTTCGGATGCGTCCATTTATCCCACTCGCGGAGCGTTGCATCTCGATCAGCCACGACGTCCGGCGTCACCACAAAGATCGGCGGGTGTGTGTGTCCTGCCGATCGCTCCAGCAATTCCGCAAACTGTTTCTCGACCCACGGCTTGTTTTTAGTCGTCGCAATAAATCGACCATTGTCGCAGCAGTACGGAATCGGGACGTTTCGCCATCCGGTCAGCCCGAACATACAAGCGAATCGGTCAGGGTATTGCTTCCACAAGTTCCGCACATTGCGACCCGTGTTATTCGCGAGCATCAAGATCATCGTCTTCATCCTCCACATTCGCCGTCGTTTTAATTTTCATCAAGACATCCCATAAGACGTCTGGGTCATCTCTAGCAATCTCAAGCGACCCAACTAACCGACCTATCGTGCGTAGTTTTTTGTTCTTATTCCTGACAATGGCGAATACAATTCTGTTCATCGTGCTTGATGCTTTTGAATAATCATCCAAATCGGTCAAATCAGTCATCGGTTTCTCCTACGATCGCCACGACAGCCCGCGACAATTTAACTAGATCACGCAGCTCGCAGATGACGAGCCACTGTTGCAGGTTCCGCTTGTGGCAGACGATCGGGATGTCGCGACCGCACTCGTCGACAGCTTGCGACATGGCTTTATAGACCGACAGGCTCTCGGTGCGTTTGCTTTCGATATGGACACCAGGCACACCGAGGACGTCGCCTGCACCTTCGCGACCGCAATGCTGCACCGACCTATAGATCGAGCCAGCACTGACGCCCAGCACCCGCGTCAATTCGCGAGCAAGTTCTCGTTCACCGCGTGCGCCTTTATTGCGTTGCATCCTACCCATCGCCGTCCCCTTCTTGATTTTTTTGTTCGTTCCACTTCTCGCCGAGTTCCCACTGGTCGAGCGTGGTGCTGTGTATTTTGTCGCAGCACTGATTGCACCAGATGAACGAACCCATAAACGACCAGCCCTGTCGCGGCTGCTCACCGCAGCAAGGCGTCAAGTCCTCCGGCGAATTGCCGTCGCGATAGCTGACCGTGTTCTTTTCATTCGCCATCGCTGTCCTCCAGTATCCCGATCGCAAACTCGATATACTTTGCCGCTTTGCGTAAGTCCTCGATCTGCTTCGACCTGTCCTGATGCTTCGCGTTCTGGTTTGCTGCACGCCATGAATATTTCCAGACGTTGCCCAACGCGAACCCGAGAGCAGCGTCATCGCCGTAGACGGTGCGGAATGTGTCGAACATTTCCAGACCGCCGACGACGTAATGACTCGGCTGGTTTACAGGGTCGCTCATTTAATCGCCTTGAGTTTGACCTTCGGTTCGTATGTCTTCACGCGTCGCGGTCGCACGACGTGCATCCAGAAGCGAACAAAGCCGACCTCGATCATCCCTGACATTTTCAGCGTATCGGCAACGGCGCAAAGTGCCGTCGTGCTGTTCGTTCTGATCATCACCCGCTGGCGTCGTCCTTCTTTGATAAATCTCGCTCTCATCGCTTTCTCCTTTGGTTAAACTTCCAATGCTTGCATCTGCTGTTTGATTGCTTCCGCTTCGTCTGTCCGTCCGAGTCCCCGAGATCGCAACTCGGTGAGCTGCCTGGTCAATTCACGCGACCGCACCAAGGCGTCGATCTCTGCCTGTGTTTTTTTCCGCTTTGGCGACGGGAGCGGTGTCCCTTCGTTCCAGCTCGCTCGGTCGTCTTCCCAGCAGTCGCCATTGAGCCACGTCGACGGCATCTGGCAGAACTCACCGCGTCCCTTGTTCGATCTCGCGTACTCTGCGACGGCTGTCATCAAGGTCGCAACGTCAACGCGTTTGATCGCCTTCTTGAAATCTGTGAACGCTTTGCGTTTTTTTGTTTTGCGTCGAGATGGGAACGCCTTCCAGAATTGCTCGAATTCCTCCGAGTATTCTGCCCGACCTTTTGACCCGTTGACGGTCTGCAATCCGTCGGATTGCGGACATATATTTAAGGTTCTTTCCTTCTTTCTGTCTTCTTCTGTGTTCGCTGGCGCGTCGCGAGCTGTTCGTTTGCTGTTCGTTTGCTGTTCGCCTGTCGCGTCAACGTGCTGGAATACCCCCCAATTTATAACCTCAATTACAGTTCCTCGGCTGTTCGATTTTTTGTCGATAGAATTACAACGCTTTAACCGCGTTAGTACGCGTGAGACGCTCGAAGGGTGCATTTTGCAAGCCGCTGCAATGCGTTCGCGAGACGTGCAAAGCTGACCCGCGTTGAGCGTTAAACCGTTGAGCAGCGTCCTCTTTTTGTAGTTGGCGTTTAACAGAATCCACATAAACACCTTAAAGGTTTTGGCGTCCTCGAAGACGTTGCTCTCGAGTATTTGTCTGTTGACCTTGATCCAGTTGCCGTCCATGTCTCCACCTTTCTCATTCGTTATAATCGTGGGCTGTCGTCGTCCTGAATATCAGCCGCCCGCGTCGCTCAAATAGCCAGCCGTTCGTCACGTCCGTCGTCGCCTTCGCTCGCTCCCAGTGGCGGCGGTATTCCGTCAAGGCTTCGCGGTCATTGTCCGCGACGACTGCGATGATCTCATCGCGTCGACTTCCGAGCATCTGGAAGCAGCCAAAATAATTTGAGCAACTCAAAACGGGATGTCGTCCCCCGCTGGAACCTTCTGCGGCGTCTCATAGTCGTACCTGTCGACCTTGTTGCGTTTCTTGCCGTCGTATTCCTCCTGGATAAGATGAACCTCACCCGTCCGTTGGACGCAACGCATCGCAGTCAACTCGCCACCGTCGACCAGATCGCTCAAGCCGACGCAGCGACAGAAGTCGACCACCTTCTTTTTGAACGCTGAGGTCAACCAGTCATAAACAAACACCCTCGCGCCACCTTTGCCGTCGTAGACGTGCAAGGTGATCGTTATCATATCGTTTCCGGCTTTGCTCTTTCCCTTCTCAGCCTTCGCGACCTCAAAAGAATATTTTCCCTCCGGCAGCAGGAACGTCCCGCCGCCGTCATCATCTGCCCAGTCTTTTGTTATCAACATTAAATATCCCCTTCTAAGATTTTTACAGTTGTCAGTCTATTCGCCTGACATAACTTCTCAACAACGTCCAGCGGCACATGCACACCAGACCCGTCCTCGATCAACTCCTGCCAATGCTCGACCGTATGCGTCAGCAGATGGAGACGATCCAAGTTGACACGAATCCATTTATTGACGCGGAGCATATTGAGAACAGGATTGTCTGCGAGTTCACATTCTGGAAAGTTCATGGTCGACCTCGCTTTCAGTGTCGAAGACACGCGGAAACAATTGCCCGTCGTCACCGTTGACCGGCTGCGGCTCATCACGTTCTATCGAATTAATCGCGTGAACCAATCCGATAACCTGCTGCTCGAGCATCAGCACGCGGCTCAACAATGTCTCCTCCGGTGACTTGCGACCTGTGCGAACACCGCACGCCTCGAGGATCTCAATCGCAGTCGAGATCGTGAATTGCTCGCCTGAGCCTTCCGACAGCTTCTCGCACCATTGCGTCTTTGTCAGTTCGAGATCGGTCAACTGGTGAATATTCTCACGCACCCAATTCGACGCGTTGAGAATCCCCTTCGTCGATACTCGTTTTCTTTGCTTTATCATAATTACCTACCTTTCAAAAAGTTATGCGGCGGCGTTGTTATTGATCCAATCAACACAAAGAGCCGTCTGCTTGTCGTCAAGTTCTGTCACATTTTTCACGCCTGCCTTGTCCGTCCATCTCTTGACCGTCTTGTCGTCGATCGAGAATTTGGAGATCAGACCCTCGAGCAGTTCGCCGTTGTCCACTGGCTTCGCTTGCTTCACGACGTCGGCTCGTCCATAGATGTCAGCGAGGCTGTCAAAGTTCCAATCGACGCGGTGACCCAGTGGGAACGCAGCGACGCGTGACTTGCGAACCGTCGCGACATGCTTCCCACCTTCGCGAGTGACCTCGAGCCACATGTCGAGTTCGTATTCGAGCTTATCCCAGCAGTCGAACGTCGTGCCTGCTGGTTGTCCGTTCTCGTATGCTGTTTTTGAGTGACAAATTAAAATCACATTCATATCGATTAAGTCCATGTATCGGATCAGCTTCCGCATCCAAGGCAACGCCTCTTTTTTGTCGATGCCGTATTCTGACCCGACGCGTTCTGTCGCTTCTTGGACTTGCATATTGAACCACTTCGTCAGCGAGTCGACGCAGACGGTGAGACGGTCGTGCTGCTGGACGTGCAAGTCGCGGAACGCCTCGATCACGTCGATCGCGTTCTGCGATCCCTCGTCGATGCCCATGTACAACGCTCCGGACTTCTGGAGCGATGCCGTGTATTCTGGCTCAGTCGCACCGCCTTCGGTATCGATAAAAAAAAGATTCGGAAAGCCTAACGCTCCGAATGTTTTGCCGCTGCCAGCGTTGCCGCTGACCATCATCTTGAGCCGTCGCGGTTTGACGGTTTCTGGTTTCCTGCCTTTTGATAAAGTCATCTTCATTCCCCTTTATTGAAATTTATTAACCTTCTTCGTTGCTCGAGTTCTATCGTTGATCAACGTAGACCAACGGCTCGCGCCTTCGTTGCTTCGTTTGATGAATCTGAGTTGATTCATTTGGCAGGCGAGACATTTCGGTTTGCAGATCATCGCACCGCAACCGCCACACCTCCAAGCCTTCTGTCTCATTAATGCTCCGCGTTCGCCTGTGCAGATTCGCAAGCAGCTCGCAGGGTTGCGACCAACGTCGCGCCCGATCTGGTGATAAGACAATCCCTGCTGTCTGAGATATTTAATTCTGGATGCTTCGTCGAACGTAATCGGTCGGGACATTTTTGCTACCTGCTGGTTACTTGCTCAAGTCGAGAATTCATTCGACGTCGCAATCATAACTAAAATAAGACAAATCCTGCAATATCAATTATAGAAAATTTAAGAAAATATCAAACGCGGCTCAAGAGCATATAAACGACCGCACCGATCGCAGACAGCAGGGTCGTCACCGTCAGCCGCATCACCCACGCGGCTGATCTCTCCATCACGCTCAACCGCTGCTCGGTCACGGTCAACCGCGTCGGCAGCCCTTCCTTGCCGTTGCCCTGCATCAACTTGACCAGGGGATCCATCTGGCAGCGTATTCGCTCGAGTCGTTTATCCATATTCACGACCGCGTCACGCAGCTCGTCGAGGCTCTCGTAGATTTTTTTGTTCTCAGGCATGATTGCAGGCTTTTAATAAAATAGGGATTCGACCGAATGAGCGACGGTCGAACCCCAAAGCGGCAGAAAGGCAGGTAATGAAAAACCGCCGCTGTCTGATTATCTTACTCGGTCAGCGTTGCCAATTCAAAACGGCTCAATCTGTGGCGGCTGGTTTTACGACTGGTCGCAGACTGTCACCGACAATCAGAGCCGAAGCGATGCCGACGATCTTGAGCAGCGTCGCCTCGTCCATCAGCGGCGTCGCCAGTTGACTGTTCACGGTGACGAGTAAAGCGGTGAGAACCGCGACGATCGTCCGCTTTGATGTAAATGCTTTTTTGAGTTCTGCAAACATACTTAATCTCCTGTTGGTAAAAATGATTTAATAGAATTCAGCACCGACAAACCGGACCCGCTGCTGACGATTACATAAATAATGATTCCGAGAACCAAGATCGCAGCGAGCCACTTTCGCTTCCGACTTTTTGCGTCAGCGAGTCGAATCTTCAACTCGGTTTTTGCTTCCTTGGCGTTCGCCTTGTTTTCTTTGCGGTCGGCATAATAGCCACCGCGATCAAATCGTTTACGTCCCATCGTTCTCTCCTTGTTTTTTGCGTCGTCGTCTGGCGGTCATTCTGTTGAGTGCTTCGCGTCGTCCCTGACAGCCTCCGCACGGCTTGATTCCGATCGCCTTTGTGATGCTTGCAATTCGTTCGCCCAGTCCTCCAGATGCGTCGCAGGTGCGTCTGGTGGGTTGTCGTTTGATCTTGTCACAGTTCACGCAGCGAACCCCGTCCTCGTATGGTTTAAAATTGCATTGCATCACTAACCCGCTGAAATTTGAACGTCAAGAGTGCTAGAATCCCACCAGCACCAAGTCCACCAAGCCACAGGATCGAGACAAATATTATCAAGGGCGAAACCGGACACCGCTGAACAGTCAAACGATTGAGGCAGCGCGCCTATAGTGCCGTACCCGATTAACGGTGATGCGCTGTGAGTTTCAACACATGACCCCTTCGACCCCGTGTTTGTGTCTTTATAATTGAACTGCGTTTGAAATTTCCAGTTTAGGTTGGAGGTTGGTGGTGACTCACAATCTTCAGCCGTCAACCATAGTTTTATAAAACAGATCCAGTATTCATACTGTCCACTGTCACAAGTGGCGAACGCGTCAGTCGGCGGATCGGCTGCGCGATAAATCCATGTACAACCACCCGAACCCATCCCGTCCCATGCGAGCGAATAAGTGCCGTCCAGAGTTGTCTCACAATCTGAACACATGCCGCCTGCAAAGTCGTTGTTATAAAAACCAGAGAACGTCATATCCATTTCGGTCGGCGTCGTGGTTGTGCAAGACGAGCAGCCTTCGTCGTCGCAGCACTGACAACCCGGAGAAAGTTTCAGGCTCATCCACAGTCCTCCGCGTCGACGATCCAGTCCTCGTCGAGCGAACATCTTTTGATGGTGATGTACGCATCGTTGGCGACTGCTGTGGCTGACATATTCACGACCGCCACGTCCTGACCCGAATCCGTGAGGACACCGCTGGCGATATAATAGACCGACACGGTTCCGCTTCCCGCTGTCGTCCCGCTGCGAGCTGTCACGCCTGAGCCTCCAGCCTTCGCGACGGCTGTCTGCATTTCGCCGGTCATCCATAATCCACTGCGAAAGTTCCGCGATATGCGGATGAAGGCATCTACCGGAACCGGCACGAGCGACGAGTTGTAAACGTCGACCTCGATGGCATCGCCTGCCTCGTCCGTGATCTTTGCATAGGTCGCGACGTCTGCGTCGTCTTTGGTTATTTTATATAGCTCCGCGACGCCTTTGCCGAGCGTCGTCGTGACGCGTTGACCGATCTGCGTTGTGACCTTGGCAAACTCGGCAGAACGTCGAACCCCTACGCCCGTCATCCCCGTCATCTTCTGCTCAAGGTGAGTAATTCGCCTTCTCAATATGTCGTGATCTTCGCGTAGTTTTTTAATCCCGTCCGCGTCGATGACGTATCCTCTAGGCATTGTTCGCGGTGATCCTGACCGGCGTGTCTGCCTCGTTCTGAGTCGTGATCGTGATGACCGACGGATCATAAACAATCGTCCCGTTTGCTTTGAGGTTGAGCGTCGTCACTGTTCTCGCCAGTCCGCTGTCAGTCAGGTCAAGCGTCGCCCCTTCAATGTTTGCGGTGGTAATCGTTCCGGTTCCGTTATGCGTGACGGTTCCACCGTATCCGTTGAGCGTTGTGATCGCCGCAGTCGATGACGTTGAGACGTTGCCAGCGTACGCGTTGAGCGTCGTCACGTTGGCTCCGAGTCTGGTTGTGCCTCCGTACGCGTCAACAGTCGTCAGCGTGGCTCCTGTGCCACAGACAAGCGTCCCACCTGTGACGCGGATCGTCGCGGCTGTGGATGTCTCGCCGTATTGATGAGCCAGACCAACGTCACCGCGAATCATCGACAGGACTGCGATCGCAGAACCTTTGAGATATAACCCGCGAGTCGTGCCACCGCCCGCCGTCGATCTGATGTCGAGATTAATCGCAGCAGAGCCGACGTCGATAAACGAGACATCTGACCCATTGAACGAGAACGAGTCCGGATCAATTTGAAGATATCCCA